AAACTTTTCTACTTGAGAAGCAAGGGTTTGTTGGGTTTCACCTTTAAACTCTTCAGTATTATCATACAAAGTTGGGTTGGTTTCACCCTTAAACTCTTCAGTATTATCATATAAAGTTGGTTGAGTTTCACCTTTAAACTCTTCAGTATTATTATACAAAATTGGTTGAGTTTCACCCTTAAACTCTTCAGTATTATTATATAAAATTGGTTGAACTTCACCCTTAAACTTTTCTATTTGAGAAGCAAGGGTTGGTTGGGTTTCACCTTTAAACTTTTCTACTTGGGAAGCAAGGGTTGGTTGGGTTTCGCCCTTAAACTTTTCTACTTGAGAAGCTAGAGTTTGTTGGGTTTCACCTTTGAACTTTTCTACTTGAGAGGCTAGAGTTTGTTGGGTTTCACCTTTGAACTTTTCTACTTGAGAGGCAGGGGTTGGTTGGGTTTCACCTTTAAATTTTTCAGTATTATTATATTGATTTGGGGTTATGGTTGTTTTTGTTCCAATCTTATCTGGCCGCTGTGGGAGTGGAATTCCATTTAAAAGGTCTGAAAGGGGTGTTTGATTTACAAACTTTGGAACTTCATTTCGTGGACTATCCACCAATGGGGTTTCCGTTGGCTTTCTAAACTTTGATAGGTCTGATTTTAAATCTATTAATCCCACATCAATCCTTATCTATGTTGTCTTCTCACACTTTCCATGCGAGAATTAGCTCTATTCATTTCGGTAACCATTTTATCGTTTACTTTAATAACTATTGGTTGCGATTGAATATCTGAACGAAGTCCTTTAATTTCTTCTAATAATGGGTCACCGGTATTTCCACCACCCCCACCAGCACTACCACCAGATTCACCACCACCCATTCCAAGTGCGGATGAAATCAAAGGTAAAGTAGCGGCAAGTAATAATAGGGTTGGTAGGAATACAGTTACTAAAGCAAGTCCCACACCCAGACCCATCAATCCAATACCCAAAATTCCAAATATACCAGCTAAAGCCATTAGACCTGGCGCAATTGATACCAAACCGGTTAATTGTGTGGTTAATTCGCCCATCATTCCAAATCCAATAGCAATTTCTTGGATAGCTTTACCAAGAACAAATAATGCGGCTGCGATTACTAACATAGCAGCAGCACCAACAAGAACACCTAACCCAACCGGGCCGGTCATAAATGTTCCTAATAAAGCAACAGCACCAACAAGGGCTAACATAGATACAACAGCCATACCCACAGCTTCCCAAGAAACTTTCATAAATTCTTGAACTGCTTTACCAAATACAAATACAGCAGCTGCTACGATTACCATTGCAGCAGCTCCTTGTATTACTTTTTTCATATCCATTTTATTGAAAGACTCCATAAGGCCTCCGGTGCCTTTATCTTTAGAAGGTCCAGGAGGTCTGCCTCTTTTTGGTTTAGCCGGCTCTGCATCACCAGCGGCTCCACCACCCATACCACCCATTCCTAATTTTGCAAGACCAGCCATTACTAACTTTTTAACAGGACCTAAAGCTGCTCCAGCGTCAATACCAATATTTTTCATAAATCCGGTGGTTTGAGCCAACAATGGCATTGATGCGGCAAATCCAGTACCAATACTTGATGCAAGGGACGTTACCTTTGCCATGCGTTCTGCACCTTCTTTACCATATGTTGCAATTTGTTTTTGCATCGCTTCTTCTTTTATCAACATATCGGTAAGTTCTTGTGTAGTCATACCTACCGACTTAGCATATATGTCCTGCATACCCGGAGCCATCTTACCAAAATCTTCAGCAGAACCTACTTGGTCTTGAATTGCTGCTGCTAAATCAGCAGCAGTTCCGTGGTTATATTTCATAGCAGCAGCAGCTTCACGAATAGCTGATGTGTTGATATCCATACCAAATGCTCTGGCTTTCATTTCGGCTTTTAACGAAGACTCAATATCCAACATATTTTCCGATACTGAATTCATTAAATCCATTGACATACCTTGCTTTTTTAACTCCGCAGTTTTTTTAGCAAGTATTTTAATTTCTTCTTTTGATTTACCAACTAATAGATTTGCGTTTTTACCCATTTCTTTGAAAAGTTCAGATGCGTTTACACCGGATTCTTGAGCTATATTTTTAATATCATCCGTTAACTCACCCGCATTACCACCGGCTTGTTCTAAAAGAGCATTCATTTGTGCTGCACCAGCCCCATCACCCATCATTGCAGTTAATGCGGTAATATTTTTTTGCATTTCACCCGTAACTACTTGGGTACTTCCATAGTATTCGGAAGCATCTTTTGCAGCGGCCGCTAACGCTTCACCCCCATATAATAACCCTTCCATAGAAAGCATAGAACGCATGGTTTGAGCGCCTAATCTTGCGGATTCTGCCGCAGTAGCACCAGTTTGAGTATAAAGTTCTTTAGCGAATCCAACGGTTGAAGAAAACGCTGAGGTAACCATCTCACTTGCTTTTTTTACAAGTATCATACCTGCTCCAAAAGCACTTCCGGCTTTTATCATATCTCCAAGGGTTCCTAACGAACCCAATAGACTTTCGTTAGAGTCGCTGAGGTGTTTTTTTATTTCTTCTTCTTTTTCTTTTTGTTTTACTTTTAATTTAAGCATTTCCTTTGTCTTATCTAAGTCGTCAATGTACTGTTGGTTTATAGTATTACCATGTTCAATTTGTTCTAATAACAACTTATCAATAGCTTTTTGGATATTTTCAATTTCATTTCCAACCTGTGTTTCATCTCGTAATTTCTTTAACAGCTCGTCTTTAATATTACGACCCTTTTCAGATAAAACAAGCTGCGTCTCTACTCCATTTATAATCTCCTTTTGAAGGTCTATCTCGTTTTGAAGTTGTTTTTTTCTATTATCAGCAGCTGAAGCTCTAGCTTGATCTGTTTGAAGTTGTTTTTTTCTATTACCATCAGCCATTGGAAATCCTTAAATGGGTTATTTACCTAAATTATAAGCTTTATCAAAAGCATTTGCTAATTTACGGAGTTGGTCTTTGTCACGTTGCGTAGGGGCACTATTAATAGTGTCTTCAATTTTATTTTTAATATTATCAAGGTCTTGTTGAAGTCCTTGTTTTAATTTTGTTGTTTTACTAACAAACAAATCAAAGATTCCCTCCGATAGCCCGACAGATTTAAATACTTCTTTAAGTTTTGATTTTTTAATTGTATTCATAATACAGTCCTTTACATTATATAGTATAAATATAGAAATACCTAACAAATGTGTTGGGTATTACCTTTTTCGTGTTTGAGACCTTATTTTAGCAGCTTCTTTATCGTGAGCTTGCTTTTCTTCTTTTTTGAATTCAATTATTTTATTAATGTAAAACAATCTGGCCCAAACAGGCATATTGTATACATCGGTAAAGTTGAATCCACCATTTCCGTGGAAAATTAAGTCAAAAATGTGAGTGTGGAGATGTTTTCTATATTCAGGAGTTAGGCCAAAAAAAGCTAGTATCCATCGGTAGAATCATCACCCTCCTCTCCCCAGTTTCCTCTGATACGAACTCCCAATTCAAGTCAATATCAGGAACAACTTCATTGATATAGTTTCGTAATGCCTTTGAATCAACTGCAAATAGTTCATTATCTACAAAGTGATTGATTACTTTTTGGTCAAAATCACCATCTACTGATAAAATCATAGTTTTTAAACGAGTAGTCAATTCTCTTGAGGTTTCATCTTTTATTTTACGATTGGCTTTTGTAATCTCTTCAACTTGATGTTTTACTTTACGCTCCTTTGATTCAGTCATAGCCATAAAGGTTACAACTCTTTCAGAACGGGGTAAGGTAAATTCAAACTCATTGGTATGAGGTGCTACTTGAGTAGAACCATCATATGGTTTGTTATCAAATTGTGTTAAATCAATCACATCTTTTTGTTTTTTATTACTAAACGGGTCGGTAATTTCTACTTCATAATCTTTACCATAACCCAATATACGAGCTGCAATCATAATAGCATTTTTATCACCCGTAACCAAATCAACATATTTGATTGGTAAACCATCACCATTTGATACAATAAGAGATTGAAATAATCGGTCTAAAACTGAACCATCCTTAATATATGACTGGGTTGTAAGAATATCTTCTTCTTTTGCAGTCATATACTTCATTTCAATTTTACCACTTGCAAGTGGGTTATCCAATGGATAAATTAAACCACGAGAAGGTAATTCAATAACTTCAGTTGGAAACTGATAGTTTTTGAGCTCTTTTAGTTCGTGTTCTTTTCTTAATTGTTCGACTACATTATCATTTGTGTAGTCATCGTTTAAATTTTGATTCATAACTTATTTTTTTATTACTTTAAATAACAGCTTCAATAGACCGGTTACCATCGCTACCAACCAATTTATATGAGGTGTTAGGATAATCGGCTGGAGTTTCTAAATCAACAGCAACACCCAAATAGTTTTCTTTATTCCAACCAGATGCTGGTAGACCCCACTCTTCAGTTGCACTATCAATTGTAAAAAAGTTAGAATCTGCAGTATCTACAATTGTTCCAACTCCACTAACATATACAATGATATTATCTTCAATTTTGTATACAAAATTTTTCATTTTAAATTCCTTTTTAGTTAATTGTATATAAATATAGAAATAAAACTTTTTAAAACAAAAAACCCCACCAAAGTGGGGTTTATTATTTTTTAATTCTAAATTAGTATTGTAAAATAGCGTAATCGTAAGTTAATGTTAATTCTACAGTGGCTAAATCTTCGCCTGTGTAATCCATATCTGAAAATTTTGCAGTTTGAATGTATGCACCTTTTAATGTCCATTCTTCAACTTTATCACCGACTGGGCCTAGTGAGTTAAATACAATTTCCTTTTTGTAAAAATCAGAATAACCATCACGACCTGTTACAGACTCGTGGTGTAAACGAACCCACTCCATAACGGCTTGAGCTGCAGATGGAACGACGGGGTCGTAAAGGGTAATTGTTAAATCCTGCCATTCAGAACGACCTTTGATGTATCTACGAGTATTAATGTGGTCAATAACCACTTTACCATTAGCTATTTCGGGTCGCCCAGCTGCCTTAATAAGATATGCTGGGATTCCCCCAATATACATAATGAACCTGTTTGACATTTTTGGTTCAAAGTTTGTAAACATTATCTCTTGAGGTGTAAGTAGATTTGCCATTTTAAATTCTCCTAATATTTTATATAAATATACTATTTTTTAAATTATGCCTCGGGGAAGGTTGCGCCCGTTGGTAAGATGTTAAAATCAAGTACAATAAATTCTGCCGTCTTTGTTGGTTTTAGGAAAAGTTCTCCTACTAAAATGTTTCTATCAATCACATCGGGTGTGTTATTGGTTTCATCCATTACTACACGGAATGCGTAAAGACCATTTCTTTGTTGAATTGATTCCAAGTATGGATTTACAATTGATAAGAAACGATTTCGTGTTTCAGCCGTATTTTGTTCAAATACTAAAAATCTTGTAGATGAAGCGATATACTTTTTTACACTAATTAATAATCTACGAACATTGATTCTATCCAAAGCGGATGGTTTAGCTTGTAAGGTCTTTTGACCAAATACAGTAGCACCTTGACCAGGGAATGTAGCGATTGGATTCACACGACCTTCGTAGAGTGTATCTCTTTCACTTTGAGTCAATCGAGATTTAACTTCAATAACATCAGTTAAACCACCACGATTTAAACCTGCGGGTGCGAACCATTCAGCAGCAACTGAATCGTTAAAAGCAAGAACGCCAGGAAGAACAACACTTGGTGGAACCCACACAGGCTTGTTCTTATCAGTATCAAGGATTTTAACCCATGGGTGCT